CTTTTTCAATAACTTGAATTGAATGGATCATATAGTAAAGATAAGAAAAGGCTTGGCAAAAGCCAAGCCTAATCTTTTTAAATATTTAGAATTTTAAACTTTAGAACTTATATTTTATTAGTTTAATTATTTGTCTAAGTCTCTTCTTGAGAAAGAATTTTTAATATAAGTACCAATTTCAGCTTTTTCTTCGTCACTTAATTTGGATAATACCGTATTTCTAAGACCTCTTTTAGAAGGATTATTAATATATTCTATAATTTCAGGATCTTCTTTTAATCTATTAACAACTTTTAAAACTGTTTTATTTTTATTTTCTCTAAAAAGAGAAAAAACTTCATAGGCTGGGAAGAATGGTATGAGTAAGGCTATTTTTAAATCATCTAGTATAAATTTAATTTTTTCTCCTATAGTCTTTAATCCTACACCTACTATAACAACTAATACTATTAAAGCTTGTAAAGCTACAGCTCCTATAACTCCAGCTCCACCCAAAACAGCTCCAACACCTTTTCCTACTCCAGTAGCTACACCTCCTATCCCTTTACCTATATCACCGAATACTCCTTCATCTACTGATTCTTCATTCACTGAATTTTCTTGAAGTTTAGCTTCAATGCCTCCTTCAGCTAAATACTTTTTGTAATCAAAGTCACTCATTTTTTTTAATTTTCAGGGTTAACGTTTTTATGTTGATCTATTTTATTTAATACAGTTTTTAAAACATCGTTAGGTATTAAATCTAACATTGATGCATTTTTTAAGATACTAATTAACTGGAATACTATGAATGGGATTATAATGGTTTCACTTAACCATCCTGCCCCTATATAGGCAGTTTCTATACTTAAAATAGTAGTTAGTAAAATAATCCAGAAAAATAATGATTTAAGGATCTTTAATGCTTTATAGGTTTTAAATCCTTCACGCTTAGTACCAGCCCAAATTCCAAAGAATCCATCTACAAATAAAACTCCTACTAATGCTAAATATTGTTCAGCGTTGTCAAGAGTGACATTCATAAAATATGAGCAAATAAAGGAGAGAGTTGTAGATAATGACAAGGCAAGAATTGTAAGTAGGTTAGTTTTCATGTAAGACTTTAGATCGGTAATACAATATTTTAGCTTACAACCCTTCATTCCAGTCATACGTATTTAGATTTTTATTAGAGTATCAGGCAAAAATTTAACAAATTGAAGACCAACAATTTTTTTATTTGGATCTCCTTTTTCTGAGCTCATCATTGTATCTTTAAAAAAGAGTAAGTCTTTTTGGGGTTCAGTAGACAAGAATTTTATTGTTATAAAATGTTCTTCTTTACCATCACCTCGAGCTTTGTTCTTCTCATCAAATTTTTCTGATGTTATATTGTTAACAATAGTTATTTTTCTAATAGCTCTTATCTCATCAATAACATCAGTGATATTAGTATCTGAATCTGTAACTAGATAAGCTGTTGCCCTATAGATGGGTAAAGCTTCCATAATTAAGTCTTTCAACTTGGGCATGTTTATAAATATTAAAAGAGCCCAAAAGGGCTCTTTCTTTTAACCATCACAGCTTAAACAATCAGCAGTTCTTGAACCTATATCTCCTCTAATCACACTATCAGTACGTAGATAGTATAATGTTTTAACACCTAATTTCCAAGCTTCCATATGTACTTGATTAATCCATTTGGGAGAATCAGTGGGATCAAAACTTAAGTTAAGTGATTGAGTTTGATCAATATATTTTTGTCTAATAGCTGCTTGTTTAACAAGTTCTAACTGATTAACCTCACTAAAAGTTAAAAATATTTCTTTTTCATCTGGTGAAAGAACATCATCAGGTAAATTTTGGACTGAACCTTTATCAGCTAAGATTTGATCCCAAACTTTACTTGTGTTATGTCCTTTTTCTTCTAATAGTTTTTCAAGAATTTTATTCTTAACAATAAATGTTCCTTTAGCTCCGTTAAAAGTATAAACATTAGCTGGGATTGGTTCAATACCTGCTGAGCAATCTGAAATTCTTGAGTTGGATACTGTAGGAGCGATGGCCAATAGGTGGGTATTTCTCATACCTGTTCCTTTACACCAAACTGGTTCACCGTATTCTACCGCTAATTGGCGTGAAGTAGCCTCAGCTTTCTGTCTAATATCACTAAAAATGGTATGAGTCCAAGCTGTTGAAGCGATTGAATTAAATGGTAAATTCTTTTGTTGTAAGAATGTATGCCAACCCATTACACCTAAACCAAGTGCTCTACCTTTTTTAGCATGTCTATGAGTTCTGATAAGTGAGTCTTTACCATTACTTTTATCTATAAATTCTTGCATAACTCCATCCAAAAATCTAATTGAAATTTCAATCAAATCAGTATCTTTCCACTCATCATATTTAGCTAAATTAATTGATGAAAGGCAGCAAATAAATGAATGTTCTTCATCTGTATGGAGTGTGATTTCAGTACAAATATTAGTCATTGAAACATCCAAATTATTCATAGCATATGCTAATGGGTTAGCCTTATTTACATTATCTTTAAACATAATATAAGGTTCACCTGTTTCTACTCTGGTTTTAAGAATTTCTAACCAGACAGACATAGCTTCACTATCTCTTTCTCCCAAGCGTCTCATAAAACTATCATCTACAACTACACATTGATGAAGATTAAGACATTGTCTATTTGGATCTCCTTTAGGACGTCTAATTTGAAGAAATTCTTTAATATCTGGGTGGTTAATATCTAAGTTAACAGAGGCAGCTCCTCGTCTAACTGAGCCTTGGTTAGTAGCTATAATAGATGAGTCATAAATTTTACACCAAGGAACTACACCTTCAGATTTACCATTACCTGTAATAGTTGTTCCTCTAGGTCTAATACGAGAAACACTAACTCCTACTCCACCTCCTAGTGCGGTTAGTTTCATCAATTCAGCATTAGTCAAACCAATGCCTCTAATTGAGTCAGGTGTATCAATACCAAAACAAGAAATAGGAAGACCACGATCAGTACCAGTATTTGAAAGAACAGGACTGGCTAGTCCTAACCACCCGTTCCAAATGTATTTAAAGAATTTAGCTTCTAGATCTGGTCTATTAACTCGTTCAGCTATTGCTTTTGATACTCTGCGATAAGCTTTTTTAGGTGTTTCTCCTGGGAGGAGATAACCTTTAGATATAGTGGAGAGAGAAATCTCATCCATCCATTCCGGATAATCTTTTCCTCTTACCCAATCTTGAACATTGGATATTAAATTATTGTCCATATTTTAGTTAAAATTATTTGTTCTTAGCTACAACAGACCAAATACCACCAATTAAAGTTAAGGCAGCGCCTGAAAGTTCAGCGAATGTAGCTTCATCAATGACTCCTTTAGTGATTAAAACACCACCAGCAAAAGTTATAGCATGTCTAATAATACCTAGAAGTTGTTCTTTTGTCATAATATTAAGTTTTAGTTATGTTTATATATATTTTTAAAAAATTGATTCATCCCACTGTAGATGGCCTTTGCTATAATTAGTGACTCTTGAAGCAAAGAAATCAGTGTGTTGTTTACCAGCTGATAAAGCATCAAACCATTTCATTCTATCTACAGCTGTCAAGTCTACATCAGGAACAATAGCTGGGTATCCAAGATCACTTAGTTTAGTGTTGACTCTGTTTTTGATGAAGTTTTGAAGATCATATTTAGGACATCCTTCCAAATCTCCTAACTCATAAACTTTATCAATAAAATCAAGTTCAAGTTTTAGAGACAATAAAGCTGCCTCATTTATTGCTGTTTTGAGCTCCGGAGTCTTGAGCTTAGGGTTTTCTTTGATAAGTGTTCTAAATAACCAACATCCCGCTTCGGAGTGCATTGATTCATCTCTAATAGACCATTCAACAATCTGACCGACCCCTTTAAGCTTATTTCGCATTTTAAAAGATAGTAAGATGGCGAACGAAGAGAATAAATTAACTCCTTCGGTAAACGCCGAGAAGATGGCGAGAGACTTAGCGATATGTTGCAAATCTTCCTCACCATTGAAACTGTCCCTAACAGACATAAGATTTTCAATTTTAGCCATTGTAGCTTCATCTTCGAGAAATTCTGAGAAGTCATCAAGTCCAAGTGTTTCATTTAATAAAGAATATGCTTCAGCGTGAATAGTTTCAAATGCTCCAAATGTGGTGGCCATCATAATAACTTCAGGTTTACGAAACCATTTAGTTACAAGACCACTCCAATAATCATTTACAATTGTTTCAGTTTGGGCAAATCCTTTTAGAATAGAGCCCACAATATTTTTTTCTGTTTCAGTTAAATTTTGTTTCCAATCATTTATATCCCCCATCATTGGAACTTCAGTGTGAAGCCAATGTGCTTGTTGTTGTTTTAGCCAGTAATCATATGCCTCTGGGTATTCAAAGGGTTTATAGATAATTCTCTCCTGCAAAAGGTTAGTATTTGCCATTTTTTGTTTTGTTATAAGCTAAGTTGAAAAAATTGTTGAGCCAAAAGATCTCTGTCTAAGGTATTGAAGTCAGTTCCTTCAATTTTTCTTACTGGTGTTTCGTTATCATTATCAAAGTGTTCATCCAAGACTTCAAAATGACCTGTTGAAGTGTCTGCTTTAACTGAAAAAGTCATCCCATCCATTCCGTATCTATTTTTCATTATATGAAATCTACCAGTACCATTTACTTTATCTTCCTTTTTTCTTGAGAGTGATATAGCTACATCAGTAATCATGATTTTATCATAGCTACCGGCAGCTTTATCACCTTCAATAACATTATCTTTTGCACCTGCTCGGTTAACTTGAGAAACTGACCAAATTGGTAGTTGGAGTTCTTTAGCTAATCCTTTAGTGCTAATATAAATATCATCTATTTCTCCCTTACGATCTTGAACTCGTTTCCTTGAAGAAAGAAGATCAACATAATCAATTAAAATCAAATCAGGTTTAAAATCTAAGTCAATACACTTTTGAATATGTGATTTAAGCATTGGAATAGTTGCTTTACCTGTTGCAAATTCTTTAATAATCAATTGGCCTGGGAGGTTATTTACTAAGGTATGCACTTTATCTTTATGTTTAGAGATAGAGTCAACACCTATATTAGTAAAATAAGCATCATACCTTCTACCAACATAATCTTCACTTAATTCTAGAGTATAATGCAAGACATTATATCCTAATTTAACAGCATAACCACCTAAAGCTACTAATGTCCAAGACTTACCACCTCCAGGATTACCAAATATTAGACCAAAATCTCCATTACCTAAACCACCTTGCATAATGTCATTAAACTTATCCCAAGGTGTTGGTACAATTTTACGAGATTCTTCTCTATACCTAGACTCAGTATCTTTATTATACTCGTGACCTAAATTTTTATCTCCACCAGCCTTCAAAGCATTATCAACTAATATTCTAATAGAATCATAATCACCAGCATTCAATAAGTCTACAGAACTTAAAAGTGCCTTTTTTAATTGTTGATTTTTGCAAAAATTAGCAAATTCTTCTTCAACATATTTTAAATCAGCATCTGATGATTGATATGCTTCTCTTAACTGTTCTTTGATTGATACTTGAAGTACCTCATTGGTTAATTTTTTAGTTTCAACTTTCAATACCTCCATTGTAGGAGTAGTATGATACTTATCATAATATTGGAGAATCTGTTGAATAACCCACTTATGAGCTTGGTTATCAAAATATTCGTCACTCAAAACATCATGGATATTTTGGAGGAATTCTTTATGAGTAAGCAATGAAGACAGCACCTTAATTTGGAAACCTGTCCCGTATGATTGTAAAGTATTAAGCGTCATAAATCTTTAAATTAGCGAAAGTGTCTTTAACCCAAAATTCAGTATTTTTGATAATATGGTTTAATCCATCTTCATTGTATAAAGTTA